GAGGTCCTCCAGGAGGAGCTTTTCGGCCTCCTCCTGCGTGATCTTCATGCCGGGCTTGACGTGCGGCCCAGTGGATCCGTAGCCGATGGTCCACACGCCTGCTACGTCCTTGTAAGCCGTGAGCTTGCAGCCTTCCCAACGCTTGATCAGCGCAAGCCCTTCGGCGTTGATGCGTCGCGTCATGCCTCACCTCAGTTCAGGCAACAAAAAAGCCGCCCTGCGGCGGCCGATGGGTGGTGGATGTAGTGAAGCGCGCTACAGCGTAGCTGCCGCGCGCCACATGTCGTCGATTTGCTCCGGCGTCAGACCGAGCGCAGTGCCGACTTGATTGACGAGAGGATGCGACCGCTCGAATGTGGTCGCGTACTCCCATTCGATGCGCGCGACTTCGCGGTCGGCGTCGTCCTCGATGGCATCGATAGCCGCTTCCACCGACGACAGGCTGATGCCATTGAGGACAAGCCCGAGCCGAAGCTGACGCGACGTGAGCGTCGGCATCGGAGGCGGCGGGTTCAGAAACGCCGAGACCTCCGGGGCAGTGTCCGGAAGCGGCTCCGGGTCGGTTCGCCCTTCCTGCGGATTGGCATAGAGGGCGATGATCGCGCCGTCGCCATTGCGTTCGACATAGTACATCATGCGCCTATCCTCGGGATTTGGTAGTCGATCCACCCTAAAGTAGCCATGTTACACGTAAGGCTTGGGTGTGGGGCCCCATTCACGGCTAGCCATACTTGGCGTGTAGTGTTCGTGAACTGCTCAATGGGTACGATTAGTTGATTTACACCAGTGTTGACGTAATTCGTGAGCATCTTGCGAACGTTTTGATTGCTTCCGTCGCGCACTTCAATCGACACCCCAGCGTCACCGTCAGCGGCAATGATGTTGCATCCGAATATTCCTTCAACGCGCACGCCGTTCGGGACAGTGACGGCGAGAGGCGCTAGAGCCCGAACCGACGTACTCGAATAATCCACAACTCCGCCGAGGACATTGTGCATGAACTTGTTGCCGGACTGCACGAAAGGCCGGATGTTGCCCGACCCGTCCGTCAGGATCGCCCCGAGCCGCTGCACGCGCGTGTAACCGGGCGGGACGTCGGGACTGGTCGGAGACACATCGGCGGAAACCCAGAATCCCCCGGTGGTATTATTGCGGAGCGCATGGATGTGGTGGGTCGTGTTTGGCGCCACAGCGCCGAGCGCAACGGTGATGGTGGTGGGGTTGACGACAGTCACCCCATTGCCGCGAGCGCGCCCCGGCGCGATGTCGATTTTGTTGTTTGGGTCAGCCGCATTGTTCGAGAGCGTCAGCCCTTGAACAAACCCATCTAGCGCGATGCCACTGTGCCAGATAGTGTAGCTAGCGGACCCATCGTCCCACACCAAATTTTCGCCAACATCTAACCGCCTTGCGGCAGTCACTCCATCAGGATTATATATAGCAATTGCTATGCGCCTGTTTGAGTTGTCCCAGCATATTACAGCGTTTTGCAGGGAGCCGTCAGCATTCCTGAACCGGATATGGGTGTTGTCCGCACCGCGCATGACGATGTTCGGGCCCAGCACATCGAGCTGACCATCCACCTGGAGGCTGCCGCGGGCTCTGGCGGTCACGCCGTTCGAGGCCTTGATCTGCTTGCCGGTGGTTGCGTCGAACAGGACAACCTCGTTGTTAACCACACCGCCGTTCGGGCCGAAGACATCGCCGATGTCGCCTGGATCAGGCAGATCACGCACGCGCACCAGATACTCACCCAACTTCCGCCCGTAATTGCGCGGGTCGGTGTGCGCGATGCCGCGCATCGCCACATACGCCCCGTCGGTGATGGTGGCGCCTGTCCAGTCAAGGGCCAGTCTCAGCTCGGTATCCGAGATGATCTCCTCGACCAGGCCAATCGCACCGCCCATGAGGAAGAGATCGCCCTGCTCAAGGGCCGAGGTCCATGCGCCGCCGGTTCCGGTCACAATCCGGCTGCCGTTGGTCACAGTCGCGACCGAGCCTTGCCCCGCGCCGGTGATGTTGGTTCCGTAGAGGTAGGGATATGCAAGCGTCATAGCCGTGCGCTCCTCGGCCGCGTGGTGCGCGGCACGGAAGGGACAGGATTGTGTTCAGGGGTTAGCGCGGCAGCGGGATACCAGCCGCGCTCAAGGCCGCGGCAATTTCGGCGTGCGTCTGGGCGGCCCGCACAGCCTGTTTTACGGAAACACGCCGCAGTTTGTGCTCCAACATTTCCTCGGACATAACCAGAACGCGCGATGCGAGATCAGCCACTGACATGCCTCGCATGTCGGCCTCCGCCACGAAGGCAGCTGGTGGCGTACCTCCATCCCTGACACGCATTGCGGCCGCAATAGTGGCAGCATCTTCGCTGGCCAGCACGAGCCGCGGCGAGACTTGCGCAAAATGCATATCGATGGCGCGCTCAGCCTGTTCACGGAAGGCGTCAAGCGGCGGGGCGACGGTGATGGCCTGGTTGGTCATTGGCGCACCTCCACAGTGAAGCGAGCATCACGCTGTGGGAAGGCTTCAATGGCGATCTCGTAGGTGCCCGGCAGGACGAACGTAAGATCGGCGGCATCCACCTCTGCGCTGAACGTCTGCGTCGCGGGCCCAGTGATGGAAACGCGGGCACCAGGCACCAGACCGGAGAGCGTCACGGACTGGCCCGCCTCTATCGTCGTCTTGTCCAGCGCAGCCGTTGAAGCCGGTCGCATGCGCAAAGCACCATCGACGACATACCCGACAGATGGGTCGTGCGAGACCTCGATAAAAGAAAGGCCCCGCTTCTCAAGCAGGGCCCTGTAGCTGGCAGGATCAGCGACGCTGGCCGTCTGCACGATACGGCCCGTCTCGTCATAGATAACGAAGGTCATGAGATGTTCCCTATAACGAAGAATGTGTACGTGCCCCCAACCGTGCTCTGCCAGTCGAGGCGGTTTGTATAGACGAAGAAACGAAAATAGCTGTCGCTGCTCACGTACCAGGCATTCACGGCCGGCGCCCATGTCGTCGACTTGTCACGGAACGGATACAGACCATCCGAACGAAATCCGACAACTACCGGATAATAGGGATACGTCCGGCTAAAGTAGATGGTGCCGCCGCCCCCTGATGCAGTGAAGCGCTCGGCGATCGCGGCGCGATACTTCGCCGAGAACAGAAGCGCAGGATCGAGATCCCCTCCAGATGTGCCATGCGATGCCGACAGGCGAAAGATGTCGGCCGCGTTCCCCAGCTCAAGTAACATCAGAACGGTTTCCTGTAGCAAATATAGAATGCGTGATCTGCGTTCAATATTGAGCCTGTCCAGTCGCCAAATTGCACTCTGAAGTGAATGGAAGATGGCCCCGGCGATATGATCATTTCCCACTCGGCGTACATGCCAAGGTCCCCGGTTGACGAATCCCGCACCGGGATAACCTTCCACTGCCCTTCGAAAAGGGCCCAGGCAAAAACTTCCGGCGTTGCGCTATATGGGCCGATAGGAACCGTCGCGGAGCGGTTGTAGTAGGGCGACCCAAAGTCGAACGGTTCCAGATAGACCGTTCCCATCTCGAGGATCTGCCCGAAATTAAGACCGGTATACAACAGCAGCTGCGACGGCAGCGCCGTGTCGACGTCGAACCCTGGCCTGGAAATCTTCAACGATGTTGCGTCGAGAAGAACGCGCTTCATTCCTTACTCCAGATTGAACACGATGTAGCGGAATATGCCGCCCGCTGAATCGTACGGGCTGCGCCGTTGGAAGCGCAGCGTTCGCGCCCCTGGCTCCCCGCCTACAACGGGATGAAACCGCGAGTTGAAGTAGTTTGTATTGTTATGGGACGCGAAGTACCCAAAGAAATCGAATGGCACAATCGTGTTAGTGCCCATTCGCGCCCACCAGATCACGGGAATGCCTATAACGGCCGCCGGTAGATACACAGTCGAGTCGACGGCCGCCAGGCCGGATGCAACAACCGACGCGACCTGCCCCCACTCGGTAGAGAAAGACAGGTCCGTGATGCTGCCCGGATCGGCCGTGAACACATCGATGCCGGGCCGGGAGACGAAAAGCCCAATCGGCCCAGCCGGATGCTGCCCGAGAATGACCCTACGCGTCACTGATCACGATCCTCGCGTTGTCTAGCTCAATGCGCAGGCGGTTGTTGCTGCTGCGCACAACACCAGCTCTGAGATCACCGACGTTGCCTGTGATGGCCGACAGTTGCGACACAGCCAGCGCCGGTGCGGCGATGGTGCCATCCGCGATCAGGTCGCCCCTGATGGACACCTTGGCCTGCCCGCCACGAGTGAGGATTGAGAAGAAGTACTCCGCCGGCACATCGGGGTTCGTCGATGGCGGGCCGATCAGTAACTTGTCCGTCCTGACGCGGAATTCGTTGACCAAGTTACCGGTCGAGCCGGTTCCGGTGATGCTCTCGAAGCCAGCCAGGTAGCCATTGGCATCGATCGATACCTTGTAGCTGCCGACGATACTGCCCTGCCAATCGGACAGCGCGCCAAGGGTCGCAGACACCGTGACGTCGTTGTTGTCGTAGTTGGCGACGATGGACGAGCCCAGAACCGCAAGCGCCTTTTCGGCAGTTGCCTCCACGCTGGCAATCTGGGTCGCCTGCGCCGAGACGGTGCCCCTGATCTGAGACAGGTTGTCAGAAACGGTCTTTTCGGTCAGATCGTACTCGGCCGTGATCTGCGATCCCAGCACCGCCTTGGCATAGTCAGCCGTCGCCTGCGCAATCGCCACCTGGCGGATGGCGGCTCGCGCGTTGCCCTCGGCCGCGTCGGCAATCACATGCCCCTCGGCGGCGAAATCAGCAATCTCCTGAAGCTGCGGTGCCTGCAGGATGAAGTCGCGCAGTTCGCTCTTCAGGTCGTCCTCGTCGAGCCGGATCGTGAGGAAGTCACCACGCAGCTCAACATCGATGCCTGCAACGTCCACCACGCTCCACGGCCCCTCAAGATTGCTGACCGTGATCGGGCGTACACGCAGCTTGAGATCGACCGGTGCGACGACCGCTTGCAAGGATGGCATCGAGCCGCGATAGACCTCGCCCCAGCTCTCGCCGCCATCATAGGACACCTGCGCCACGTAGAGCGCGGCCCCGTTTGGAGGCATCCACCCGGCCCGCAGCATGGCAGCCACGCCCTGCTGGAACATCATCGCCGCGATCTGCGTGATCACTGGCACGGACGGCTCAAGGAACTGCGGCACAGGCGCAGGAGGCGGCACACCATCCTCGGTGGTGTCGTAGACCTCCGGCGCGTCGATGACCGTCTCGATGTCCATGTACCGGCCATCCGGCGAGGACGTGCCACGCGTGACCAGCCCGTGATAGGTCCGCGGCTCGCCCGCAGAAAACACGAACGAGCACGCCTCCTCCGTCGGCTGGCGCGCGATGGCCACCGCAGCAGTGATGCCCTGATCTGCTTCCACAGCGGCGAGGTCCAAAGCATCGAAAATGGCGATGTCATCTGCACCACCACGCAGCACACGCACAGGCCCGAAGGGGCGCCCGTTGCGCCGGCGTAGCTCGAGGTAATGATTGCCAGTCGGCTGCCACTCCACCGGCCGCGACAGCTTGACCTGCCGCGTCGCTGCGTTGTAGGCCTCAACATAGCCGCTCTGCCCCCACGTTTGCGGCAGGTCAGACGAGATGGCGATGAGGTCGCCACGCTTGAGCAGGCGCCCCTCCATCTCCACGCGGCACGACACGGTGCGGCGACGGTAGCGGCTGACGGCGGCCAGATGCCGCGCCACGCCAACGGCCTGCTCACGCTTCGTCAAGCCCGGCACCTGCACACGCGCAGGCATGGAGAGCGTCTGCCCAATCGGTGCCGAGGAGACATCAGCCAGCCGCCACGTGGTCTCGTCCAGATACTCGACGACGACACCATCGGCCCACTCCTCGTCCTGCAGGTTGCGCACGATGGAGAGCGAGCCGCGCACCATCTCCCGGTCGGTGATGAGCATCGTCGGCAGGCCACGCGGCTCGTCGCGCACCATGGTCAGCCGGTCGCCAACGAAGGCAGGGTTGGCGCGGCCGACGCGCAGTGCGGTCTCAATGGCCTCCTGGATCGAAGTTGGCTCGGTGAACACGTGGTCGAACGTGTGCCCGAGGCTGTCGTAGAGAGCCGCGTAGCTGACAAATGTCTGCAGGTCCACGTTCGCCAGCGGCAGGCCAGCCGAGTAGACAGGGTTCGACCAGATATCGAGCGCAGCCCAGACAGGATTGCGCGTCGGCTGCTCCACCCAGCCCGCGCCGTTCCACACGGGCACGATCCGCGTGGCGATCACACCGATCTTGCGGCTTGAGAACCCGGACAGCGTGGCGTCGGCCTGCATGCGCAGAGCGATGGTCGTCACATGCGGGAACGTCTGCGGCCCGTCGATGTGGGCCCTCAGAGCCGACCAGACGACCTGATTGGCGCCACGCACCTTGCCGCCATAAAGCGACTGCCCGTCGATCTCGGCATCGGTCCGACGCACGCGCACCTCATACCGTCCGGGCGGTACGGTCACTCGCTCTGTGACGCGGATTTGCGACTGCTTGGTGAACTGGTAGCCCTTCGACAGGATGGTGAACCAGCCGCCCACCGGCGCGCCGGCGTCATTGACATACCGCGCCTGCGCCTCAATCCCCGTGTGCGCCCACAGAACCTGATCCTTGTAGGTCGTGTAGGAGCCGCCCGGCCACACGAAGTCGAGCAGGATCGTCTTGGCCTGCGTGCCGGCCGCATTGACGATGAAGCCGCCGATCCACGTGGACGGGTCCGGCAGGCGCTGGCCGCCCACCTCACTCGCCGTCACGACATTGACGGGGAAGAGATCGACCTGCTCACCCGGCCCCTTGATCTCAACCGCGACCGAGCCCGCAAAAGAGGGCAGCACGCCCTGGGTCTTGTTCCAGATCGGCGTGTCGTCGATGCGGATTTCCTCCACGTCGTACCGCCCGCAGCCAAGCGCCAGCAGCTCATAGAGATACTGGTTGTCGCCCGCGAATTCGCTGTACGGCGGCGCGGCGAAGTCAGGATAGACCAGACGGCGGCCATACCCGACAGGGATCGGCTGCAGCGGGCGCGCAGTATTGCCGTCAGCGGAGATGGAAAACAGGTCCTCGCTCTTCTCGCTCTGCCCGCCAGCCTTCGGGCGCATGAAGGCCGAGAGCAGCAACCCACCGCCAGCGAGAATGAGCGCCCCCGCGATGCCGGCGGCCGTCGAGCCGGCCCCGCCAAGGCCGAGAGCGCCAGCAATGACGCCGCCAGCCCACGGCGCAAGGGCCGTCAGGGCGACCATGGCGACCACCGCAGCGATGGACTTGCCCGACGAGGCACCCGAAGCGCTTCCGCCACCAAGAGGACGGGACAGGAAAACCACCTCATCCCGCTTGCGCAGCCTGCGATGCGACCACTCCCGCACCGGCACGGGCTGGCCGTTGATGAGGCACACGGTCGGCAGGCCGGCAAAGGTCCAGCCCTGCCGGCGCACAAAGCTCGCAATTGTCTCCCGATGGCGGCGCTCGGCGGCATCGACCACGAGCAGCGGCGTGCCGGCCGGATCGGCGAGTTGGTGCAGGACAAGCGGCATTGCGATCCCTACGCAGCGGAGCGGCGGAAATACCGAACGTTGTGAAAGCCCTTGGCGAGCAGCGTCGGCCAGTCGTCGGCGACGACGCCGGTCGGCGCATCGGTGTGCAGCACGAGCCGGCGGGCGCCGTCCGCGACGAACACGCCGAGGTGGAAGTCACGGCCGTCCACGTTGCCCATCAGCACGAGGTCGCCATCCTGCGGCGGCGCGACGCGCTCCCACATGACGCGCTCGGGATGGCCGAGGATGGCGCGGGCCGTGGCGCGGGGCTCGGCGGCTTCCCGCGTGATCGCGGGCAGCTCGACGCCGTAGATTTCGCCCAGTACGTAGCGGGCGAGCCCATAGCAGTCGAACGCATCGGGACCGTCCGCCCCCACCACGTAGGGACGGCCGATCAGCGCCCGGAGGCGTGCAATCCTGTCGCTCATGACGTTGCCAGCAAGCTCGGATATTCCTGCGCCGAGTAGACCTTGCGCAGGAAGCGGAGGTTCTGCGGGTTGGCGAGGGTCACACGCCCCTCGATGCGCGAGCCTGTCTCCGTGATCTCGCGCATCACCATCCTGAACGGCCCATACGCCACGGTGGTCGGGTCACTCGCGAGGTAGACGCGGAAGATGACGGTGAGCGTGGCGCTCATCGTTTCCGCCTGGTCGAGATAGCGCGACACCTCGCGGCCGATATTATCGACCCGCAGCACCGCCTCGACCGGGCGCCCCTCCTCGAAGCCCGGCCATTCGATCTCGAACGGCACGGCCTTGAAGACCACATCCTGCCCGCCATTGAGCGGCGCGCCGGGCTCCAACCGCAAGGTCTTGTCCTCGAGCTGGTTGACGACGCGCACAGACTGGGCACCGAAAGCCGGGTGCAGCAGCTCGACCGTCACGAGCTGCACATCCGTCTTGGGGTTGGACGCGATGTTGATCGCGTATTCCGGGGTCCAGAAATCCACCATTACAGACTCCGCACCGCGAGCTGCATGGAGACGAGCCGGCGCGCGCCAACGGCCTGCACCTTGACGGCATTGGCACCACCGATGATCCGCACCGTCCGCACCGCGCAGCCCGTGCCGGTGTAGACCGGCATGTCAAACTCGGCCGCGCCGTGCCCCAGGTCGTTGAGGAGGAAGGCGACGAAGGTCTGATACTGCGCGGCGCTCATCAGGATGCTGTAGGGCATCACCGCGATGCGGTCGGCGAACTGCCGCCGGGCGCGCGTGTTGCCCCCCTGCATGTCGGTTTCCAGCAGCTCGCCGGCGAGGCTTTCGATGCCCCAGCCAGAGAGCTGCGGCTTGCTCGGCACACCTGCCGGCCACACGGGATTTGCCATCAGCGCCCTCGCATCGGATTGAGGCCGTAGCGGCCACGTATGAGCTGGTCGATCTGGCCGCCCTTGGCGATGCTCTGCGCCACGGCAGCCTCGATCATGACGTCGAGGCGCGGCCCGCCCGGCCCCATGCTCTCGCGCGTCGTGACCTCTGCCCCGGCATTGTTGATGATGTTGACCTGCAAGCCCCCGCCACGCGGCTGCACCGGCGTCGGGATGTGCGGCATGCCTACGACCCCGCCATCGGCAAAACCGCGGATGGCGCCCCGCCGCAGCGCCTCAAGGTTGCCAACGCCTAGGCGCGCCACCGCCGCCTTGTCGAAGACATACTCGCCCTTGTGGACGATGCCGGCCGGCTCGTATTTGCCGCCAGCGCCGGTATAGCCGCCGCCGGCAAAGCCCTTGAAGAGCATGCCGATGAGACCGCCGACCTGCCCACCCGAACCGGAGAGCCCGAGGAGACCGGCGAGCGGCCCCTGCCCCAGCAGTGCCGCTTGCAGAGCCGCGTCGGCAAGGCGCTTCACGAGGTTCATGAGCGCCTTTTCAGCGTTCTCGCCACCGGACACAATGTCCGAGAAGAAGCTGGAAAGCTCCTGCCCGATGAACTGCTGCAGCTCGACGAAATCCTGTTGCGCCTGACGCGCGGTCTCCAGCGCCTCCTCAGCTTGGCCATAGGCCGTGGCGAGCTGCTCGATCTTGGCTCGATACTCGTCGGTCAGTGGCACGCCGGCACGCTTGGCGGCGAGCTCCAGCTCGAGGGCCTTGCGCGCCTTCTCCCGCGCCGCAGTCGTCAGGCCGATGCTCTCACGCTCCCGCTCGAGCATCGCGATTTGCTCTTGCACGCGGCGCAAGTCGTCGCCGAAGCGGTCGCCTGCCGACCGGCCACCGCCACCCTTCGCGCCCGACACCTTGGAACCCGGCACCTGGTAATCGGCGAGCGACACGGGGCTGACGGCCGGCTTGGCCGCGCCGGGTTGATAACCGGCCATCGATCCAGCCCGCGCCTGCTCCTCTACCGTCTTCCACGCCTCGGCGACACGCTCGGCCTGGTCCAGCGCGTCGTTCATCGGCACGAGACCTGCAGCGCGTTTTCCTGCGGCGGAGAAGTCAGCGCCCGCCAGTTCCCCGAGGCGGCGCCAGAACGGGTGACTGCCGAGCGAGGTAAACCACCCCTGCAGGTTCGCCAGCCCGCTGGCGGCTGCGTCGATATACTCCGTCAGCCGCTCGATCGCTGACGCGACGGCATTGATGTTCTCCGCGGCGCGCTGCGACGCGCCCACACTCTTATCCAGCTCGCCGATGAAGACGACGAAGGCATTCGCGGCACGCTCCGCCGCCTGCGCCACGGTGCCCTGCGCCTTGGCCGCCGACTGCTCCAGCAACGGCATTCCGGCGAGGAAGGCACGGAAGAACGCTTCCGAAGAGACCTTCCCGTCGTTCACCAGCGTCTTCAGCGTAGCGACAGAGCCGCCCGCCTCCTTCAAGCCTGCCGCGACAGCCTGAAGGATCGGCCGCGCCCCCTCGTTCACCGAGTTGAATTCCTCGGCCCGCACGACACCGGAGCCGAGAGCCTGACTGAGCTGGAGCAGCGCCCCGGCCGCCTCTTGGCTGCTGGAGCCGGCGACGCGCAGGGCGAGGGAGACGCCGTCCGTAAAGCGCAGCAAGTCGTCGGAAGACGCGCGCAGCTCCTTCTGCGCCTGCGCCGCGCGGGAATAGAGGGTCGTCAGCGGGGCAAGGGCCGTGCCGTTGCGTTGCGCGATCTGGTAGAGGCTGGCGAAGGTCCGCTCCAGCGCAGCCCCCTCCAGCCCCGCCACCTTCAGGGCGTTCTGGAGGTTGACGTACTCGGCGGCCGCCGAGGTGATCGCGCGCGTCGCCTCAACGGAGCCAATGCCGAGGCCGACAAATCCGAGCCCCCGCGCCAGGCCGTAGCGGAAGCTGCGGCCTATATCGCCGAGGCTCGCCTCGATCCGCGTCCTCGACTTCCTCGCATCGGCCTCGATCCCCCTCAGGGCCCTATCGGCGGTCGTGCGCGCCTTGTTCAGCTCGCGCTCGAACTTGCGAACGCTGGCCTCCAAAGTTACGGTCAGGCGCTCCAGATCAGTAGCGGCCATTTGGGGGCTCCATGAAACAGAGGACCGAAGTCATCGCCCAATTGCTCATTAGCAGGACAACATTTGGCGGCATTTGCCAGATTATGTTTTGGCTGCACCAAGCAGTTGTCGGACTGCCATGCCTAGTTTGGGCGCTGGAGATTTTCATGAAGGGGACAGCCCAAGGACTGCTCCCCATTGCCGCAATGATGCTCTTCTGGATAGGCGGCACGATCGTTCTGGGGATCGGTTCGATACTGGGGTCAGAGGTCAATATCGTCCGATATTGGGACGAGCCGCCGCCGGCCAATTAAGCCCGCGCCAGCCAGTCGGCGTGCTTCTCGATGAGTGCGTCGTACTCCTCGCCAGTCATGGCAGGCGGCTCATCGTCGCCGCCATGCGCCTTGTTCCACCCATCGACCGCCGACGCGAATTGCCAGAGCGACATCGCATCGACCTCGATGGGCGTGAAGCCTAGGACGGCTCCGCTGCCGTAGAGGGCGCCGACGGGGAGCCGCCCGTCTCCTCGGTCGCCGGCGCCCCGTCTTTTCCCGAGGCGATATCCTCGGGGCCGACCAGCGCGGCAGTAAGCACCTGCAGCGCCGGCCCCACATTCTCCAACAGCGGCCGCTCGTCCACGTACCGCTTCACCAGCACCAACGCTTCCGCAGGCTTCATGCCGCCGCCGATGAGCCCAAGGCGCAGCACCTCGCGCAGGTCATCGACGCGCCATGTGCGGTCGAGCAGGCGCTGGAAAATCTCGGCCGGCCCCGCGTTGCACTTCTCCTGCAGCTCGCGGAGCTGGCCAATCGCGAGGCGAAAACGATGCTCGCCGTCGCCCCACGCCATGGTGATGGCACCGTCAATGCTCACAGAAATACGCGGCTGGAAGCCGCCTCCTTCAGGGGGCGGAGGAAAGCCGCCCGCGCGTCAGCGCGCTTTATCATATTGAGGATTTGTGCTATCAGCTCGGCATGCACCTGACGATGCAGGTCAAACTTCTGCCCTCTCCCGAGCAAGCCGCCGCGCTGCTCAGGACGATGGAACGTTTCAACGCGGCTTGCGACTTCATCGCGGAAGTCGCTTACGCGCATCGCTGCGCCAACAAGGTCGAGTTGCAGAAGCTCGTCTACGCCGACACCCGCTCCCGCTTTGGTCTCTCGGCCCAGATGACCATCCGCGCCATCGCCAAGGTGACGGAAGTCTACAAACGGGATAAAACCATTCGGCCGCGCTTCCGGCCGCATGGGGCCATCGTCTACGACCAGCGCATTCTGTCCTGGAAGGGGCCGGACCGGGTCTCGATCCTGACGCTCGACGGGCGCGAGGTCATGCCGTGGATCGCCGGAGCCTATCAGCAAGCCCGGCTCAACCGGGTGCGCGGACAGGCCGATCTTCTCTACCGAGATGGAAAGTTCTTCCTTCTGGTTGTGGTCGATGTCGGAAATACCGAACCGTTCGACCCGGGCGGTTTTCTCGGCGTCGATCTCGGTCTCAAGAACATCGCCGCCGACAGCGACGGAGAGACCTTCAGCGGCGCGCACGTCGCCAACCTTCGTGCGCGCCATGCGCGGCTTCGGGCGAAGCTCCAAGCCAAAGGCAGCAAGTCGGCCAAGCGCCTGCTCAGGAAGAGGAGGGCGAAGGAGCGTCGTTTTGCTCGTGACGTGAACCACAGGATCAGCAAGCTTCTCGTGCGGAAGGCGAAAGACACCGGACGCGGCATCGCCCTTGAAGACCTTAAGGGCATCCGAGACCGGACAACGGTTTCCCGCAAGCAGCGCCGCGCGCACCACTCCTGGAGCTTCCACCAGCTTCGGTTCTTCCTGACCTATAAAGCCGGACTGGTTGGTGTCCCAATCGTGGTGGTTGATCCCCGAAACACGAGCCGCACATGCCCGTGTTGCAGGACGATAGACAAGCGCAACCGACCCACGCGGGATCGGTTCGCGTGCGTTTCGTGCGGGTTCGCTGCGCCCGCCGACAACACAGCGGCTCGCATCATCGCGGGCCGGGCGGAAGTCATGCCGCCGCACGCGGCCCCGGTCATGCCGGGAGCTGCAAGCCGTCTGCTTTAGCTGACGGTTCATGACGACGCGTCAACCCAGGTAATCTCGCCGTCGCTCTGCAGCTCGACCTCGACAGAGATCTTGCCGTCGTCCTCCGACGCGCCGAGATTGAACGTGGTGAGGATGAACCGGCCCTCATAGTGGCCGCCGCCGTCAGCGGCCGGCACGTCCAGCTTCAGCCGGCAGTTGCGGGCCTCGCCGGTCATGAACCAATCGCGCCACACATCATGCGCGTCCAGAGCCAGCACGCCGGAGCCGGAGATGCTGCCGCTCAGGGCGCGGGCAACACGCTCCGTCCACGACGGCAGGGAGGGGTTATCGCAATCCGGCACCGTGGTGTCGGAGGTTTCGGCACTGAAATTGATGCCTCGCGTGGTCAGGCCGCACGGAGCCGAGAACGTCTCGGGGCTGCCGCCGTCGCCAACCTGGATCAGCATCTTGTACCATGCTGCGGTCTTCGGTTTTGCCATCAGGGCCTCCTAGAAAAATGGCCCGCTCAAGGCGGGCCTCAGTTCCGGGCAGTTGCAGCGCTCAGGCATCGATCTGCGCGCGGAAATTCACGACCCCGTGGGTCGTCAGCCCATCGGGGTCAGCCAGAAAGCGCGTGTCGCGGTGGATGAGCGACACGAGCCCATAATCCGTCAGGTCAAACTCCTGCCGGTGCAGCGCCCTGGCGACAGCCGTCGCGATGGCCGACGCCTCAACACGGCCCACCGCACGGGACCAGACGTGCACGTCGAAATATACCTCGACGGCCTCGATGCACTCGGCATCGTCACGCACGACCTGCCACCCGGCCACGTTGACGTAGGGGAACACAGCATCAGGCGGCACGCGGTCAAAGACGCGGCCAGCAACGGCCGGCACGCCCGCCTTGAGCGCGGCGACGACCGCGCCCTGCAGAGCAAGGTCAGCGCTCATTTGCCCCCCCGGCAACGCTCTTCACCGCCTTTGTCGTCGCGCGCGCAATGCGGCTCTTAACCCGGCGCCGCAGAGCCCGGTACGCAGGGTAAAAGAAGGGGCGCGGCTCTGAACCAGGATGATTGACCTGCGGAACACGAGTGCCGTTGAAGTACAGCAGGCCGCTCGGGTTCTTCGCCTTGATCGTGTGGGGCGCCGTGCCGAATTCGACGAAGCGCGCGTACCAGGCCTTGTCGTCACCAGCCACGATATGCACCGTCAGGTCAGGGTCGCCCTTCCCGCCCGACGCCATGCCGCGCACATTCGCATTCTCCGGCGTGTAGGTGCCCTTCACCTTACGGATCGATCGCTTCAGATCGCCGCTATCCTCCGGTACGAGGCGCTTCTGCATGGCGACGATCTCGTCTGCGCCCTTGTCGAGCGCGCCTGCGATTTCCTTGCGCACCGCGTCCGGGATCGCCGCCAGCTTCGCCAGCAACCGCTCCCGGTTCCTCATCCTTGACCGCGCCATGGCCACTCTCCACGCCACTCTCCACGAGCTCGACAGCACCAGCCTGCATGGCCGCCACGTAATGAGCCTCCGGGATGAGGAGGACGTGACCGGCCTTGTAGGCGATATCGACGCCGACCGACACGCGGTAGTCAAAATCCCGCGTGAACCGCACTCTCTTCGCCATCTCGGCCTCAAACCGCGACACCGCTCTCGACGAGCAGATAGACCCACTGCCGGTCGCTGATCTGGTCGATTTCGCGGATGTTGTAGGCCGTCCCGCGGCGGGCATCGACCATGCGCCAGCTCTGCTGGATGCCCCTGGCGGCAGCGCATTGGCGAATGCGCACCTTGAAAATCGACCGGCCCTGCAGGCGGGCAGCCTCCACACTCTCGCCGCCGCGCGCATAGATGAACTGCGCCCGGCAAGAGAATTCCGGCGTCCAACCGTGGGTCGTGTTGCCATACCCGTCGTCAAACGGCGCAGGACTCTCAAATCGTACCTTCTCGCGCAGGAACGATGGAGCAACCGCAGCCATGGCGCGTCACCTCAGCGGCGGGTCGGCGAGCCGG